ACTACAACCAACCCATTAAACTCACATTCGAGCAAGCCAAAGCAGAGTTTGAAGCCGTTAGCAGCCGTGAAACATTCGTAATTGCCATGACAAGGTTCAAGGATTTTATGTCTAACCCCGAAATAGTGGCTATTTGCACTTCATTGGCAGCTATTTATCCTAATCCGGCAGCCAAATGACAAAGTATCCAGATGTAATGCAAGGAAGTGAAGAATGGGCTTCACTTCGATACGGAAAAGTAGGTGGTTCGTCTGCTAAAGACCTCAATGCCAACGAAGGTAAACCAATCCGTGACAATGCCATTTACGACAAAATTCTAGCAGCCAAGTTCGAGGAGTTCTTCGATGAAGAAAGTTTCAAATCGGCCGCAATGGATAGAGGTAACGAATACGAACCTTATGCCCGGCAAGAGTTCGAGCGAGTATTTAATGTAACTGTAGAGCAAATAGGATGGGCTGAAATGGACAATGGATTGATTGGTATATCACCCGATGGATTGATTGGAACTGATGAAGCCATAGAAATTAAATGTCCGTCTGCTGCTACTCACATGAAGTACCTACGAAACAACAATGAGTTCATTGAAACATACGTGTGGCAGCTAGTACATAACTTCCTAGTGCTTGGCGTAAAAAAAGTAAGGTGCATATCATATCGACCCGAAAATATGGCTAATCCACTATTGGTATTCGATGTAACACCCGAAACAGTAGTTAGAGTGAGTGCAAAGAAAACATGCGCCATTTCAGAACTGGTCATTCAATCTCAAATTAGATGCAATGAGCTTATCAGATGTATCGAAGAAGATGTAAAATTATTCAGTAAAAACAATTTTTAATAATCAGCCGAAAGGCACAAAACAAAAACAACATGCTAAATTATTTTGAAGTAGGAATTAAGTACGAGAAAACAGCCGAAGAAGGCAAAATCGTAATAGTATCAGAAAAGTATCTCGTAGATGCACTGTCATTTACTGAAACAGAAGCTCGTATCACACAGGAAATGAAGCCGTTTATCAGTGGTGATTTCGTTGTGGCATCTATTCGTAGAGCTAAAATAAATGAGATTTTCGAGAATGTAAATGGTGATAAATGGTACAAGTGTAAAGTGTATTTCGTTTCACTTGACGAAGAAAAAGGTGTAGAAAAAAGGACTGCATGTATCATGTATGCACAGGCCAATGATACCAAAGATGCCGAAGTGGTGCTTCGTGAAGGAATGAAAGGAACAATGGCAGATTACGAGATTTCAGCTATTGTAGAAACAAAGATTATTGATGTTTACAAGTTCGTAGCATAACATTACCCAAGCCATACAATCCAAACCGGTTGTATGGCTACTTAAACCATAATTAAACAAAACAATATGAGAGTAATCAAATCAAGCAAAACTAAGAACACAGCCGAAGATAATCGGGATGAAATTTCAGGTAAAGGTTCAAGAAAAAGAGCCATGAAAAAAAAGCAAGAATATGAACTTCGACCAAGACCTATAATGGTTATGGTAAGCTCCAAGAGGCTGTTTCCAGATAGAATCAACACCATATTCGAGTTCCCAGAAACAATGCCCACAGAGGAGCGCAATAGGCGTATAAATAAGCGAATGGAAGGAGATACTTATGTGGCAAATAAAAGCAGTAATTTGAAATGATATGCCAACTCCAACATATATCTATCTAAAGAAATACGAAACAGACTACTATTCAAATCTATTTTAAAATATGAAACACTATATTGATTATTCAGAACAGTATAAAAGTCCAAAATGGCAAAAAAGAAGGTTGGAAATCTTATCTAAATATAATTTTACTTGCCAAGTTTGTGGAGATAAAGAATCACAACTACATATTCACCATTTACATTACGAAAAAGGAAAAGACATACACGAATACGATGATAAAACACTAATTACTCTTTGTGATAACTGCCATAAGAATGAACACGAGTGGCAAAATATGACTGTAAAAGAGTTTTTTTATGAATTAATGGATAAAAATATCTCCATGTTTGAAATAATGGCAATTTGTGAGAATATATCTGTTTCTATGTATTTGGGAAATAAAAACAAAATAACTGATATATGTGGAGAAGGTATTGGTGTTCATTCAGAAACAGAATTAAAAGATTTGGAGGATAGGAGAAATGGTTAAAGACCCTGCAATTTTACTTTATAAAGACAAATGGCTTATTTCTACAAAGGGAATGAGAGCAGATGCTAAGGGTTGGTATTTGAATTTGATTATTTATCAACACGAGCTTGGAAGTTTGCCAAATGATGTTGAGGAATTAGCAAATTTATGTGATGTTAGGTTTTCCGAATACGAACAATTCAAACAAGTGTTTGAACATGTACTTAAACAAAAGTTTGAATTAAACCCAGAAAATAGACTTGAAAATGATTTCGCTCGTGAAATAATTAAGAGTAGAGAAACATTTAAAGATAAGCGGTCTGTAGCTGGAAGGCTTAGTTATGTATTACAGTACTTTAGAAAGCATTTTAAGTATAAAAAAGGGTTTGAGGACTGGTTTAAATCAAACGTAAATATAGATTTTGATATTAAAAATGAACAAGTGCTTGAACAAGTGTTTGAACAAAATATCAAACTATATATAAATGAAGATGTAAATAAAGATAAAGAAGAAAAAGAAGAAATATTATGGAGGTTGAATTTTGAAAATTATATATCCGAATTAAATGTGGCTGTTAATAAAATGCTAATAGATAAAGATTGGATGGCGGAAAGACAAAAACTAAATCCAAATGTAAATATAAAGCTAACGATTGAAAAAGCCTACAAGGAGTTTTGGGTTACCGAAGCTGGATGGAAAAATAAAAAAGCTTCTAAATCAAAAGAACTGGATTGGAAGAGTACATTTACAAAAGCAATATCACAAAAGTTCAATAGAGTTTATACTAACGGATAAAATACAAGTCCGTATATCTCACTTTACACAATTGGTTAAAAATAAAATAACAATGGCAAAAACTAAATTATCAGAATACGGAAACTTACCACCGCAAGCCACCGACCTAGAAGAAGCAATACTCGGTGCGCTTATGTCGGAAAAAACAGCATACGATTTAATTTCCGAAAATATGAAGCCGGAATGTTTCTACAAAACCTCACACCAAAAAATATATTCAGCTATCGAAACATTGGCACGAAACAATGAGCCAATAGATTTTATGACTGTAACCAACCAACTTCGCATTGATGGTACCATTGATGAAGCTGGTGGTGCGTATGCAATCACAATCATGTCGTCTGCTGTGTCCTCTGCTGCTCACATAGAGTACCATTCACAGATAGTGTACCAAAAGTACATTGGCCGAGAATTAATCCGTGTAGCGCAAGAAATTCAGAGTATGGCCTACAATGACCAAATTGATATTTCAGACACACTCGCATTCGCCAACAAAGGATTGAATGATATTTCTAATTTCTCTAGTGGTTCTATTCTATCCATGCAAGATGCTGTTGAGTTGATGATTAAAAATGTAGAATCAAACTCGCAACAAAACAAAAAGAGTTCGGGAAGTCTTACCGGATTCCATGAGTTCGATAAACGTTCTGGTGGACTTCAAAAATCCGACCTTATAATCATTGCTGCCGAAAGTTCGCAAGGTAAAACTTCTCTAGCATTATCAATTACCAATAACATATCAAAAAATGGTGGTAAAGTAGCTATTTACTCTATGGAAATGAGAGCTATTCAACTAGCTGCTCGTTTTACCGCTTTCGAAAGTGGTATCCCAGCAAATGATATTCTCTATGGAAAATTCGATGCCGTTAAGTTTGAACGAATGGATGCTTCAATTGGCAAACTTTGCGATGCCGAAATATACATTGACGAGAAAAGTACTTCGAGCCTAGAATCTATCCTAGGTTCTATACGTGGAATGGTCAAAAATTACCACATAGAGGGGGTTGTTTTGGATTATATCCAGCTAGTGAACGTATCGGCTACCGGAATGAATAAAGAGCAGCAAACAGCCCTAATTGCACGTTCACTAAAGAACATTGCAAAGGACTTGAATATATGGGTAATCGCACTTAGCCAACTAGCTCGTGACAATCAAAACCCAGTACCTTCCATAAAGCGATTAAGGGATTCAGGGCAAATAGAAGAAGCCTGTGATGTATGTATGCTAATATACCGACCAGAACAAGTTGGAAGAACCGCATACCCCGAACCGTTTGATAATATGTCTGTAGAACGAAGTGGAATGATTGACATAGCAAAAGGCAGAAACATTGGAACATTCAAGTTTATGACCAAATTCGATAAACCAACAACACACTTCACGGAGTTTTCTGAAAACTACTACCCGGAAGTTGATTTAGTGCAACAAGAAAAGAATTTCACAGATAATCCATTCTAACATGATAAAATGCCCACAAAACAAATCACAATTCGACACACAGGAAAAATGTGAACGATGGATACGAACATGGAATACCACAAAACGTGAAACTATGGAAGCTACTGTTCTTCACAGCGCATACCTATGTAAATATTGCTTTAAATGGCACGCCACAAGCCAAGAAGATGTAGGCGTAGATATGGTAGTAAAACTACTTTTCGACCAAAAAGAATACATCAAATACCTATGCAAACTACTAAATGACGAGAGTTGTAATTTATACAAAAACGAACTCCGAAAAAGATACGTGGTAGCAATCAACTTAAACAAGAAAACATTAGGGTCGTTAATCAAACAAAAGAAGGATACCTAATCAGTAGCCTTCTTTGAAGTGATTCTGTAGCAGTTCTTATGGTATGCAAACAAAATACTATTTCAATATTAATCCTGTTCCAATAACTCCACCCACCACTAATCCAATCCACCCCTTATTCCGCTCAAACCACCCTCGTTTATTACTTTTCTGCAAAACCTCAATATCCTCATTCAGTTTAGTAATCACTAAACTTTTACTTATAAGTGAAATATCTTTCAATTCAGATTGCCCCTCGCACAAATATAGCTGCTTACTATATCCAATACTTTCCTTATCACATTCAGTCAATGCACTATCCAAATAACCAATCTCTACATCTTTAGAAGCAATAACCTTCAAACAAGCCGTATCAGTTGGAGGTATTAATTTCTTCAAGCTATCCGAAACATTCCTCTGGTCAACGTATTTATTCTTGTACCAATTCGCATTCGCTTTGTATTGAGCCGTTTCCTTTGCCGTTTGCTCCTTTAGTACTTGCATTTCAGATATGTTTATCTGCATTTCGGAAGTTTGCACACTATCAATCAGAAAAGCCCTTAAAACGTCCGTTTCGGTAGTAGTATTTACCGTTTCAGCTTTCTTAATTGAGCACAGATTAATTAACCCTGCAAAAATAAATAAACCGAAAATTATCGGTATTGCGTAAATTTTAAGAATTGCTTTCATCTTTGTAATTAGTTAGAATGTTTTTGATTGCATTTTGGTATTCTTCGTTTG